CACAATTAATTATGACGTTCTAACTCAAGCTGTTTGGAACTTTACTTCAAACGCTGCGGGTAACTGGACTCTAAATATTAGAGGGGACGGATCTAATTCGTTAGATTCAATTATGGACACAGGTGAATCTATCACTATCGCTCATATCGTACCTCAAGGGGGATCGGCTTATTACAACAGTGCGGTCACTATTGATGGCAGTGCAATCACACCTGAATGGCAAGGTGGAACTGCACCATCAGCCGGTAATGCAAGTTCACATGATGTTTACAGTTATACTATTATTAAAACTGGGGCAGCTACGTTTACTGCGTTGGCGTCTCAAACACAATTCGCATAGGAGGAATTAATGCCACTACTTTCAACTAGAGGCGGAGGTTCATCAAGAGGATATGGCTTCCAAGGCGGCAAAAGTATTATCGTAGCCAATGGAGGTACAATCAGTACCTTTACGGACGGTGACGAGGAATACCAATTACATAAATTCAACACGAGTGGAAACTTTGTTGTTGAGAAAGTCCCAAGTAAGCCAGGTTTCAATACTATGAATAGATTTATCGCCGGTGGCGGTGGATCTGGAGGCGGCGGATCGGTTCATGCTCCAGACGGAGCGGGTGGCGGTGCTGCTGTCGTAAGATTAAATCAACAAAACCAAACTATCAACACAGGTACTTATGCATTCACAGTAGGTACAGGTGGACCACAAACCGGTAACGGAGCACAACAAGGATCTGCTGGTGCAGCTGGAGGAAACACAACTGCATTTAGCACTACGGCCAACGCTGGAAACGGCGGAGGTGCGCGAGGTGGAAGCGGTGGAAACAACGCTGACTTTAGTGGATCAAGTAGATCGGGAGCATCAAGATCAGCTGGATCGGGAGCTGGAGCAGGAGGAAATGCGCCTAGTGGACCTACAGGTGGACCGGGAGTTACTCAATATGCAGATGACGTCAATGGAGCGTTAATCGGTGGCGGAGGTGGCTATCGTACAGGCGGAACAGGTGGCGGCGGAAACTGGCAGGCCGGGAGCGGACAGCGTCCTGGAGCTGGCGGCGGAGGCGGTTATTCTTGGGCTGGCGGCGGAACCGGAGCAAATGGTGCGGTTTGGATTAGTTATAGGATAAAGTAATATGGCAAATTTTTGTAAACTAGATGACAACAATGTGGTGACTGATTTATACAGAGTTGCTGATATAGACTGCGCTGTAGACGGTGTAGAAAACGAAGCAAAAGGCGTTCAATTTGTAAGAGATCTTTTAAACGATCAAACAGCTAATATTAAAAAATATTCGATGTGGACTGTGGGAAATGGCAGATTTGTAAATGCTCCTGCAGGTGACCCTTACAGAGGTAATGCCGCTAAAATAGGGGGCACGTATGACCCAGCAAACGATGTTTTTATAGACCCTAAACCTTATGACAGTTGGGTTTTAAATGCCAATTATCAATGGGAACCACCAGTAGCTGAACCTACTGAGTCTCAACGATATTATGGAAGCGACCCGTTTGAGTCTATTTTAGATCCAATTACTCAAAGACCTATAAATCCTACAAATGAAAATGGATATATCCAAGGTATAAATTACGTAACAGTAACTAATACTGATGGCAACGAAATTACCTTACCAGAAAACAGAATCCCAGTTGAATGGGATGAAGCAAACCAAGTATGGTGGGGTTGGCATAACGACGGTGCTAAAAGAACTTGGAATGGTTCTTCTTGGAGTCCTTCTCTTTAATTTACAAATCTTATAACTGTGTTATAACACCTGCATGAGTGATGAAAGACAGGTATACAGTTTATTTAGCACACCTTTTTTTAAATTTAATCTTCATGCTAGTCATGAAAGCATAAATGAAAAATTAAAAAAACTAGCCTATCAATTAAAAAAAGAAAATGGTGTAATTAAAAGTAACCGTAATGGTTATCAATCTAATTTTATATCTAACAAAACACCTGTAATTAAAAAATTTGTTAAAAGCATTAATCCACATTTTGAAACTTTTGCTGATGCAATTGGTTTAGCAAAACCTTGGACGTCTGACAATAACCTACCTTGGATTAACATAAGTCCTAAAGGAGCTTACAACGAACTTCATTCTCACGGAGAAGCAGATTTTTCAATTGTTTATTATATTGAAGCTCCTAAAAATTCTGGAAGAATTAGATTTGAAACTCCCATTTTACATTTACGATCTAGTAGTTTAAAATACGCAACTCATTTTTTTAACAATTGCCCTGTCATTGATTATTTTCCACACAAATATGATTTAATTATGTTTCCTGGATGGTTAGCTCATTCTGTTTTTGAAAACAAAAGTGATGAAGATAGAATAAGTATGGCTTGGAATGTAACCATTAAACAATGAAAATATTAGGTTTACAATTTTCTCACGACGCTAGCGCATGCATAATTGATAATGGTCGTATTACTTTTTATCAAGAAGAGTCCATGCTCTCAGGTAAAAAGAAAGATCACAATATTAATTATCTTTGGCAAGAATTACAAAATCAAAGTTTTGATATAATTATTTTTGGTCATCCTAAATTAAATCATGAGTTAGCAGCATATTACAAAACTCTTATAGAGCATCATTGTAGTGTGTATAATATTAAGTTTAATACATTGACTTATAGTTTAGATCACCATCTGCAACATGCTGCATGTGCCGTGTTTAATAGTGGTTTTAAAGATGCTTATTGTTTGATTATGGACGGAAGTGGTACACCTTTTTATTACAACAAAATAAACATCGGAAATGAAATAGAGTCTATTTTTTATTTTAATAAAAATAATTTTAATTTAAAATGGAAAGTATGTAACGGACCCGAGGTAAGTTATACCGATAGTATTCATGCCATTCAAAGTTTGAGTCCTGCTTTACTATTTAAATACGCTGCTTCCTATCTAGGATCTAAAGAACCAGGAGCAGTAATGGGATTATCTTCTTACAGTAACCAGGGCATAGACATGCCAGTATATTATAAATCAAACGACCTCTACAAAGTTAATCAAAATTTATTATGGCATATGATGGTTAAAACTAATCATGATAAATATAAAATTACTCACAGCATTCAAAAAGAATCTAATCAACTTGTTTTAGACAGAGTCGAAAAGATTTTAAAAATGAATCCTAACGCTAACATTTGTTTGTCTGGGGGTTATTTTCAAAACTGTCAAACTAATGGATATATTTTAGGTAACTATGAAAATGTATTTGTAGATCCGTTGGCTCATGACGGTGGAACGTCTATGGGATTAGCTTTACTTGCTGCCCATGAGCAAGGAATAAAAGTTAAGCCATATGAGAATTTATACTTAGGATTAAAACCTAAATATCCAAAATTAAAAGCTAATACGAGCGTAGATCAAATAGTAAAATTGTTGGAAGAAAATAATGTAGTGGCTATTTATCAAGGTAAACAAGAAGCGGGACCCAGAGCTCTAGGAAATAGATCTTTATTATTTAACCCTACAAATCCTAACGCAAAAGATATTGTAAACAAACTTAAAAAAAGAGAATGGTATAGACCTTACGCAGGAACCATTATGAAAGAACATTTTAAAAAATATTTTAATTTACCTAAAAAAGAAACACCTTATATGAGTTATGCTGCATGGGTAAAAAGACCGGCTGCACTGTTAGGTATCACTCATATAGATTACACCTGTAGAGTGCAGACTCTTACAGAAAAACAAAATCCTAATTTTTATAAACTATTAAAAGCTTGGTATAAAAAAACAGGTTGTCCTGTGCTTTTAAATACTTCGTTAAATATTGCGGGTAAACCTCTGGTAAACAGTTATGATCAAGTAATGGAAATGTTAAATACTACAGAATTAAATTACGTGTATATGCCTGAAATAAACTATCTTGCAAAAAAGAAATAAATAATATATAGAATTTGACATATGAAAGATATTTTTCACCTTTGTGGATACATGAGATGCGGGAATACAGTTTTATCATCTATTGTAAATCAAAATCCAGAATTAACTATAGCTCCAAATAGTATTGTACCTGAGATGGTATACAATATGTATTTGCTTCAAGAGCAATCAATTTATCAAGAACAAAAAGATGAGCAGTCTTTTAAAAATGTATTAAGTGCAATACCACAAAATTATTTTAAAGATTGGAAAGCTAAAACTATTATTGACAGAGGTCCTTGGAGCACTCCAGCTAATTATGATCTTCTTAAATACATGGGGTGCAAAACTAAATTTATTTACATAGTAAGACCCTTAAGAGAGATATTAGAATCTTTCTGTAGAGTGGCCAGACCAAAACCACATCTTGTAGAAAATTTTATCGCCTACCTTATGAATGAAAATGGCCCTATAGGTAAATCAGTTTTAGGTTTACAAAACCTAAAAGAAAAGAAAGAAAAAAATTTATTAATACTTAACTACCATGATTTTTGTAAACAACCTGAAAAAGTTGTGAAAGAATTGTATAAGTTTTTAAAAATTCCTTATTACAAAAAACATAGATACACAGACTTAGAACAAATAGATGGTTCTACAGAACAGACTAAAATAAGAACCAAAAAAATTGAATTTGTAAAACACAAGTTTATTAGAAAGGTTCCAGCAGAGGTAGTTAAAAAATATGAAAAATCCTTTATTTCTTCACTCTGAAACTATTAGTGACAAAGCTGTTGACGAGGTTCTTAAATTTTACAAGAACAATAAAACTAGAATTAAAGACGGACAATCTGGTCCAGCGTTAGTTCAACGTGATGTAAAAGAATCTAGAGATATATCTTTAAGTGCTGATGAATTTTACGATGATCTTCCTTTGTATAGTAGCGATTTAGTTAAAGTAACTAATAACTACAAATTTAAATATCCTGAATTAGAACAAGCCACATACAGATGGGGTATAGTAGAACCTATAAACATCCAACGATACAAACCTGGACAAGGTTTTTATAAACCTCACTATGAAAGAGAAAATCATACCTTTACACGATTGTTAGTATTTATGACTTATTTATCCGACAGTAATGGAACGTATTTTAAATATCAAGATCACCAACAAGAAGGTAAGAAAGGACTGACTTTAATATGGCCAGCTGACTGGACCTTTACACATTCAGGTATAATTGATTTTAATAATACCAAAACAATTATTACTGGTTGGTTTAACTGGATACAAGATGCTACATAAAAATATTTGTTATGTTTTTGAAAGAGCAGTCAAAGCTGAAATATGTGATGAGATAATTGCACACATGGATGCCAATAAAAAAATAAAAGCTACGCTTGCAGGAAAAAAACAAAATGTCAAACAGCGTAAAGGAAGTGTCATGTGGAAAAAACCTAGAGCTTTTCATGATTTAATTTTACCTTATTTTGATAAAGCTAACCAACAAGGTGGTTATAATTATCAATTTGATATGTTTGAAGATATACAATTAGCACAATATGATAAAGGTGATCATTTTAATTGGCATGAAGATACTCTTACAGATCCTTTTGATAATGGTAAGATAAGAAAATTATCTATGTCTATAAACTTATCTGACGAGAAAGATTACGTAGGAGGGCATTTTAAATTTAGAAGATTAGACAGAGGTAAAATTGTAGATTTTCAACCAGTTAAATTTAGAAAAAAAGGTAGTGTCATTGTATTTCCAAGCCCCACCATGCACACTGTTACACCTATTAAAAAAGGAAGAAGATATGCGTTAGTAGCTTGGGCATTGGGGAGTCCTTTTAAATGATTATAACTAGCAAAAGATTTTTATTTGACGAAGAAATATATCAAATTAATCAAACTATTTTAGGCGATAATTTTCCTTGGTATTTTCAACCGAGTGCAACGTCTGCTAAATTCCATTTCTTTTCTCACGGTTTAATTAGAAGATACGATCATACTAAAGAAGAGCCACAATTTAATTCAGACATAACTCAACATATATTGAATATGTTTAAAAGGTTTGCTGATGAACATGAAATTAAAGTAGATAAAGTAACTAGAGCTTGTATCAATCTAACACACCATCACGGTAAATATAAACACGGGGATCCGCATGTCGATCACGAGTTTCCCCACAAAGTTTTCATGTTGTATTTAAATGACTGCAGCGGCGATACTTTAATATTTGACAAAGTTTACAACGGTAAAAAAACCGTGTTAGATGTAAAAACTAAGTTAAAAGTAATAAAAAGAATAAAACCAGAATTAGGTAAAGCTGTATGCTGGGATGGTAAATACTACCACACGGCCTCGTTCTGTAAACCTATGGAGAGGAGAGTTGTTGTAGTAATTACGTTTGTATGAAGATAAAATATTTTCAAGACTTTTATATGTTAAACACTATTGCTGGTTATAAATCTTTTAACAAGAGATTATTAAAACTAATAGAAAAAATGCCAGCTAATCGTTTTGTTACAAACACAGAATGCATTACTAGAACCGATTGGAATTTACCTAAAGACCATAAAAGAGAATACTTAAGTTATTTTTATGAAAACATTAGACCCACTATGTTTGAAATAGCTAAACAATTAAAAGCAAAACAATGGTCAATTTGGAATGGCTGGTATCAACAATATAAACAAATGGATTATCACAATTGGCATAGACATGATAAAACTAATTGGACCAATATTTATTATGTAGAAGCTCCCACAAAATCTATGCTTACAAAAATAAAAAATCCTTTTACAGATGAGATTACTACTATTGAGGCCGAAGAAGGAACGTTAGTTACTCTGCCAGGACACGTCTTACATACTTCACCTAAATTTAAAAGTACAAAAAGAAAAACTATAATATCATTTAATAGCTGCTTTCATGATTAAACACACTAAAAAATATAATATGAATGTGCCATCGTGGGAAACGATTTTAGATAATTTAAATTGGTCTATACAAAATAAAAAAATAGTAAAACATAAATGTCCTGGTTTTTTAATATCTCATCAGGCCAAGAAAATAAAAGAAGTAAAACCAGTTCTTAAAAAATTAAATTTAGATGATGCTCACTTATACATTAATTTGTGTGAGGGTGATACTATGGGTAGACATTGGGATGGTGTAGATGTTTACTTTTGGCAAGTAAAAGGAATATCTAATTGGATATTTGATGACCGTAAAATAAAACTAAATACAGGAGACTTACTTTATATACCTAAAAAAACATGGCATGGCGTAGAAGCTAAAGGACCAAGAGCAGGTATATCAATGAGTGTAGACTACAAACTATAATGAATATGTATTTTTTATCTTCTCTGCCTCGTTCAGGTAATACATTGTTGGGGGCCATAATAAATCAAAACCCGTATATCAAAATGTCAGCCAATACAATTTTAACCGACATTATGTACAATCTAGAAATGTTAAAACAATCTGAGATATATAAAAATTTTCCAGACGAAAAATCATTAGATAGTATATCCGCAAATGTTTTTACTAATTATTATGGAGACTGGAGATCTACGCATATTATAGACAGAGGACCTTGGGGTACTCCGGATAATCTAAAGTGCTTAAAAAAAGTATATAAAAAACCAAAATTTTTAATTTTACATAGGCCATTACTAGAATGTTTGGCTTCTATGGTATTAGCAGAAAAGGTAAAAGATGTTGAAAAAAGATGCCATTCTTTAATGTACCATCACGGGGGCGCAGGTTATGGGTCGGGCATTATGATGCATTATCTTATCAGCAATAAGAATATAATAGAAAACAACGAAGACTACAAAATTTTTTACTATGATGATTTGGTAAACAATACTAAATTATTCTTAAAAGAGTTAAGTCAACATTTGCATGCAAATATTGAATTGAAAGAACTCAGACAGTTTGAAGTAAACGGTATAAAATATGACGATAAAGTATTGGGATACTCGCTTCATAAAATTAGGACTGATGCTATAGCAAGAAGAAAGTATTCTTACAAAGATGTATTGCCTCAGTCTATTATAGATAAATATAAAGGATACGATATATGAAAATACTTATACTAGGTGGAGGAGCTGCAGGTTGGTTTACAGCTTTGTATTGTAATAAATATTTTTACGGACACGATGTAACATTAATTGAGTCTGATAAAATAGGTATCTTAGGTGCAGGAGAAGGTACGACTCCAGGTATCATAGAGAGTCTACGTTTTCTAGATATAGATCCATTAGATCTAATTAAGAAAACAGGTGGCACATTTAAAAACGGTATTAGTTTTAAAAATTGGAATGGTGATAATAAACAATACTTCCATCCGTTTACAGGTGATGAAACAAGTTATCTGTTACACGAAGCGTTAAACAAAAATAAAAACATAGATGATTTTTTATACGCAAATAAAATAAGTTACGCTAATCGTATTGATCCTAACAATTGTACATATGCTTTACATTTTGATGCACACCGAATAGCAAAGTATCTTAAGTCCATTGCTATAGGCAGAGGGGTAAAAAGAATAGAGGGAGAATACAAAAAAGCTATTGGTAAAAATAAAATTAAGTCTATAGTTTTAACTGACAAAAGAAAGTTTGATTGTGATTTTATATTTGATTGTAGTGGTTTTGCTAGATTGTTAATAGGCAAACACTTTAATACTCCTTGGGTAAGTTATCAAAAACACTTGCCAATGAAAAGAGCAGTTCCGTTTAAATTAAAACATGACAAAGATTTAATTCCATATACGGAAGCAGTAGCCATGAAATACGGTTGGGTGTGGAAAATACCTTTGCAAGAAAGATGGGGGTCAGGTTATATTTACGATTCTGATTATATCAATGAAGACCAAGCTATTGCAGAAGCTAGTAAATATTTTAAACAAGATCTTAAAGCCTTACGACCATCATTTAAATTTGATG